CCCATGGCTGCCGAGCTGGTCACCGCGGCCGAGCTGTCGTCCTGGGTCGGGCAGACGATCCCGCAGGCCCAGGCCGATCTGTTCATCGCCGCGGCGACAGCCCTGGTTGTGGCCGAGGTCGGCCAGACGCTGACGCAGGTCATCAACGACACGATCGTGCTCGACGGGACCTCCAGCGAGTGGCTGGCGCTGCCTCAGCGCCCTGTCACGGCCGTGCACTCGGTGACGATGCAGGACGCGAACCTCTCGCCGGTCACGCTGGACACCTCGCAGTACTCGGTGCGGGGGAACCGGCTGTGGCGGCCGTGGGGCTGGCAGTTCTCGGCGGTGTTCCTGCCACCGGTGCGGATGCTCGGCTACCAGTACATGACCTACCCGCCGCCGTCGCAGGTGTCCATCGTCTGCGATCACGGCTATGCCTCGGGTGACCCGGGGCTGGAGCTGGCGCGCATGGCCGTGTTCACGCTGGGCGCGTCCGTGTTCGCCAACCCGTCCGGGTCCCGGTCGGTGACGGTCGACGACTACTCGGAGACCTTCGCCGACGCCTACGCCGGGATGCAACTGCCGCCGGGGACCCGCATGGCGCTTCGCCGCCGCTACGGTCACTCGGTCGGGTCGGTGAAGCCGCAGTGACCATCGCCTCGATCGTCGCCCGCGGTCGCGCCCGCCACATGCGCCTGATGCTCGACACGGTGTCGATCGTCCGCCCCGGGGCGCCCGTCTGGAACGAGGCCACCGGCGACTACGTGCCGAACTCGACCCCGGTCTATACCGGCCCGGTGCGGATGGTGGCCTGGCGCGGCAACGAGGAGCACGCCGCCGAGGCCGAGGTCGCCGTCATCCGCTACAGGCTGGCGCTGCCCGCCGACGGCTCGCTGCCCGCATTGGCCCGCCGCGACGTCGCCACGGTCACCGCGAGCCTGGATACGGCCCTGATCGGGGTGGTGCTGGTGCTGACTGAACCCGAGCTGGCCACCACTTCCTCGGCGCTGCGCTGGGTCGCGGAGATCGTGGCATGAGCAGCGAGATGTCCGCAGGCACTGAGGCGCTGGCCGCCGAGCTGGCGCTGGCCGCGGCCCGGATGAGGGTGGCCGGTACCGCCGTGGTCACCAAGGGCGCGCTGAACATCAAGAACGATTGGCGAGCCTCGGCGTCCGGGCTGAAGCACGCTCCCGCCTACCCGGCCAGCATCACGTTCGACGTCCTGCCGACAGCGACGGCCATCGCCGCCGAGATCGGCCCGGACAAGTCGAAGCCTCAAGGCGCATTGGGCAACTTGATCGAGTACGGCTCGGCAAAGAACCCGCCGCACCTGGACGGCGCCCGCGCACTGGCCGCCGAGGAGCCCAGGTTCCGCGCGGCCGCCGAGGAAGCCGCCGCGAAGGCCGTGTTCGAATGACCGCCCCGGCGCCGTCCGAGCCGCACATCGCAGCCATTGTCGCCGCGGCCGACGCCGCGCTCCAGGCGCTGCCCACTCCGCGGCATGCCTACAACGGCACGCGGCCCGACGCCGACACGATCTGCGCCGTCGTCTACGGCAGTCCCGGGATGGCCTCGGGCCCGCTCGGTGACCGCTTCGCCGACTTGCAGCTCGACTTCCAGGTGACAGCGGTCGGCACCGGCCCGGATCAGGCCGTGTACATCGCCGACGCGTGCAAGGCCGCGCTGCTGGCCACGCCGCCGCCGGCGGTCGCAGGCCGCTCGGTCTGGCCGCTGTGGCAGACCGCCGCACAGCCGGTCCAGCGCGACGACACCGTACAGCCCGCGCTGTGGATCGCTACCGCCCAGTACGCGATCAAGTCCAACCCCGCATAGGAGAGATCATGGCCCTACTCACGCTCCAGTCGATCACGGCAGCCGGGCTGACTGCGGCGACCGTCGCGGCTACCGGCGGCGGCGACACCATCCAGCCCGCATCACTCGCCGACGACCGCTGCATGCTGTACGTCAACAACGGCGGCGGCTCCCCGATCACGGTGACGGTCGCCGACCCCGGCAAGACGCCGGCCGGCAACGCCGGTACCGCCCCGGCCGTCTCGGTCGCCGCCGGCACGGCGATGTACATCCCGATCCCGACCGGAGCCATCAACCCGGCGACGGGCCTGGCGTCGATCACCTACAGCGCCGTCACCACCGTGACCGTCGCCGCGCTTCGGCGGTAGCGCGATGACCACGTACTGGACCCGCGCTGAGCACGCGGAACTGCCCGACGCCGTGATGCCGGTCGACGCCGTCGAGTCCTATCCGGGCTGGACGGCCGTGGGCGAGCCGGCCGACAACCCCGATGTGCTGCACGCCGCCATCGAACGCGAGCAGTTCCTCGCCGCCCTGGACGGCCCCGCCGTCACGCCGCCGGCCGCGCCGGTTCCCACGCCGTCCGCGTCGAAGACCGGCGCCGGCACCCCAGAGTCCTCCGCGCCGGCCGGCGCCGACCCGAAGGAGTAAGTGATGTCCGATCTCTTCCTCGATGGCAACATCAAGGTCACGTTCTGCACCGCGATCGCCAACATCAACGCGCCCACCACCACCGAGCTGAACGCGGGCGCCTCGCTGGAGACGCTGATCACGCCCACCGGGCTTCAGATCAAGCCGACCACGGCCAGCGTCGACACCAGCAACCTCGCGTCCACGTTCACCACCTCCAGCGCCGGCCGCCGCACCTTCGCGATCACCGTCGAGTTCAAGCGGCAGACGCCGACGGACACCGCTTTCAACTTGCTCCCCTACAAGACGGTCGGGTACCTGGTGGTGCGCCGCACCCTGACCGCGGTCACGGCCTGGGCGTCCGGGCAGCCCGTGGAGGTCTACCCGGTCATCGCCGGCGAGGCCGAGCTGGCGGCGCCCGCGATCAACGAGGTGCAGAAGTTCACCACGTCGATGATGGTCACCTCCGACCCGGCGACCCGCGCGGCTGTCGCGTGACCGCGCCGAAGAAGCCGGCCGCGCCGCTCAGCTTCGAGGACGTCAAGGCGCTGGCCAGGCCTCGCGAGACCGAGGTGCGGCTGTGCCTGGCGGGCGATCTGGCGGCGAAGGCCGACCACCTCGCCGCGCAGATCGAGCTGGCCGATGCCCGGCCGGCCCCGACGTCTCTGGCCGACGTGGATACGCGCCCGGCGCTGGCCGCCGAGCTGGCGAAGATCCATGACGCCATGCGCGCCTCGGAGGTGGCTTTCCGCTTCCGGGGCCTGGGCCGTACCGCATATTCGGACCTGCTCGCCGCGCATGCGCCGCGCCCCGGCACCGACGACGGCGCCTGGAACAGCGACACGTTCCCGCACGCGCTGATCGCCATGTGCAGCGTCGAGCCAGTGATGACCGTCGAGCAGGTGGACGAGATCTCCGAGGTGCTGAACCAGCGTCAGCGCAACGAGCTGTTCAACGCGGCGTGGGGCGCTCAGGTCGGTGAGACCCGAGTCCCTTCCTCGCGCGCCGCCTCCACGAATCCGTAGAGCTGCGGCGCGAGATCCAAGCGGCGCGGGCCTGGGCGGTGCCGCGCAGCCTGTTCCTGGGCCGCGTCCCGGCGCCCGGCGAGCCGCTGTGGACCGATGACGACCGCGACTGGGCGATGGCGCTGCTGGCGTATGAGGCAGACCTGTGCGAGTGCGGTCAGCCGCGCAGCGAGTCGATGAGCGCGGATAGCGAGTTCGCCTACCGCACGGAGCCGATGCGCTGCCACGCCTGCCAGTCCATCGCCAAGGCTGCCGAGCCGTTCGCTGAGTCCGGTACGGGCCAGGGCCTGTTCATCAACGTGATCAAGACGAGGGGGGCGCATGGCTGATCGCACAGTCGTCACCAGGCTCGTCCTGGACGTGGCGGGCTACAGCTCCTCAGCGGCCGAGGCGTCGAAGTCCACCTCGGCGCTGGCCACGGCGCAGAAGGAGGCCGCCGCTGCGGCCCGGGACGCCGGCGTAGCTCAGCGCGACGCCGGATTCGCGGCCCGGGACGCTGCGGCCACAGCTTCGGCGTCCGCCCAGGCGATGGCTGCGGCCCAGAAGGAAGCTGCGGCCGCGTCGAAGGAGGCGGCCGCCGCCGAGGTGACCGCGTCCAAGGCCGCCACGGACGCTGACCGCCTCCAGGCCGAGGCGCTTGCGCAGACCGCTGCTGAGCGGGCTGCTGCGGCCAAGGAGGCTCTGGCGGATGCCACTGCCCAGGCCGAGGCTGATGCTGCGCAGGCTGCTGCGGCCAAGACCGGCGCCGTCGAGGCGGCCAAGTATGCCGCGTCCCAGCGGGACGTCGCCGTCGCCGTGAGGGAAGCCGCGGCCGCGGAGTCCACTGCGGCGAAGGAATCCGTCGCGGCCTCGGCTGAACGTGCTGACGCGTACAAGTCCAGCGGCAAGGCCATGACCACCATGGCTCTGGTCGGCGGTGCGGCCATCGGCCTGATGGAGAAGGACGCGGGCGATTTCCAGTCCTCGACCCAGCACCTGGTCACCGACGCGGGCGAGTCTCAGGACAAGCTCGCCATGGTCCAGGCCGGGATCCTGAAGACCGCGGCGGCCACCGGCACCGGCGCCACGCAGCTGGTCGACGCGATGTACCACATTGAGTCCGCCGGTTTCCACGGACAGGCCGGGCTGGACATGCTGACCGTGTCGGCCGAGGGCGCGAAGGTCGGCGCCGCGGACCTCGGCACGGTTGCGAAGACCCTGACCGGCACGATGAACTCGTACTCCACGGCCGGCTACAGCAACGTGCAGATGATGAACATGCTCATCGCGACGACGGCCGCCGGTGACATGAAGCTGAACGACCTGGCCGGCTCCCTGGGGAACGTCGCTCCCGGTGCCGCGGCAGCCAAGATCTCCTTTGCTGAGGTCGGCGGCGCGATCGCCACGATGACCAGCCAGAACATGAGCGCCGACCGCGCGACGCAGGATCTCAACTCGACCATCAACGCGTTGCAGAAGCCGAACAACGTCGCGATCAACCAGATGCAGCAACTGGGCCTGAGCAGCAACGACGTCTCCGAGAACCTCGGCAAGCGGGGCCTGACCGGCACTCTGGAGCTGCTCACCACCGCGGTCGCGAACCACACCCAGAACGGCCAGGTGTTCATCGACACCCTGAAGAGCAGCCAGAACGCCGCGGCCGACGCCGACACGATGATCAAGCAGCTGCCGCCGTCCATCCAGGATCTGTCCAAGCAGCTGATGAACGGCACCATCACCGCGGCCGAGTACAACAAGGGAATCGCGGGCCTGGACGCTCCGCAGCAGCACCTGGCCAAGCAGTTCGAGCAGCTGGCCAAGACCTCGGGATCGTTCAACGACTTGCTGAAGTCGGGTAAGCCCGAAGCTGAGACGTTCAATGCCGCCATGTCTAACATGCTCGGTGGTGCTACGGGCCTTAACACGGCCCTGATGCTGACCGGCGGCCGGATGCAGACGTTCAAGGACAACGCGGCCTCGATCCAGGCCGCCGCGAACAAGGGCGGCGCGGAGGTCGACAACTGGGGCAAGATCCAGCAGACGTTCAACCAGAAGATCGACGTAGCCAAGGCCTCCCTCGGCGCCATGGGCATCGCGATCGGCACCACGCTGCTGCCGGTGGTCGCCGAGCTGGCGAAGTGGGTCACGGCGATCGTCACTCCCATCGCGGAGTGGGTCAACAAGAACCAGGCGCTGACCGCGATAGTGCTGGGCTCTGCAACCGCGGTGGCCGCACTGATCCTGGCGATCAACGGCGCCATCAAGGCGGCTGAGCTGGTCAAGAACGCGATCACCGGCGTCCGCACCGCCGTGGACTTCTTCAGCAAGAGCGCTGATGCTGCGGCCGCCAAGACTGAAGCCCTAGGCGTAGCGAACGCCGCGGCGGCGAAGGAGACCGAAGCCGCTGCCGTGTCTACCGGCAGCCTGGCCGGGAAGCTCGGCATGGCAGTCCCGCTCCTCGGCGCCGTGGCACTGGGCGCGCAGGCAGTGGGCGGCGCGCTGAACAAGATGGTCGACGGCAACGGCAAGTCGATGGCCTCTATCGATCAGTGGACCTCCGCGATGGTCGACGGCAGCATGGCGGCGGGTAACTTCGGGATGTCCGCCGAGCAGGCGCAGAAGACCGTGGACTCCTTCGGCGGCAGGGCCAATGCCGCGATCGAGCCGACTGCCGCGATCGGTGTCGCCCTGGCCAAGGCCGGGCAGATGGCAGGGCAGGGCGCCGACGTCGTCAAGCAGTACGACGGGGCGCTGGCCGCCCTGGCCACGTCCGGTCACGCCGACCGGGCCGCGGCCCTGATGGCGGAGATCACCTCGGCCACCGACAAGCAGGGCAAGGCCCTGGTCGATACTCAGGCCGACTTCCCGCAGTACTGGGCGGCGATCGACAAGAACAAGGCCGACCAGGCGCTGGCGGCGAACGCCACCAAGGACTCCACCACGGCCCTGGACGGCAACACCGGCGCCCTGGACGCCAACTCCACCGCCGCGGCGGGCGCTGCGGGCGCGGCCGGCACGCTGGCCGACGGCGCCGCCGCGGCGACCGCGGCCACCAACCAGCAGACCGCGTCGGCAAAGATCGTAGCCCTGAGTCTCTATCAGGCGACCGCGGCCAGCCGGTCGATGGCCGAGGCTCAGAACGCTGATGCCAACGCGGCCGCCGACGTTGCCGCCGCGCACACCAGCGCCAAGGGGTCAGTCGCCGGGCACACCGCAGCGACCAAGGACGCCACCGCGGCGACCAAGGACGCGACTGCGGCCACCGCCAAGGACGCGACTGCGGCCAAGGACAGCACGAAGGCCACCGCGGACCAGAGCAAAGCCGCAGCCGACGCCGCGAAGGCCAGCGATGCCGCCGCGACGGCCGCCAAGGCCAAGGCTGCCGCTGATGCGGCCGGGGGCAACTCAGCGAAGCTGAACGCCACGGCCACCAGGGATGCCGCAGCGGCCGCGCGCGCGGCCACCACGGAGGACAACGCCAACGCCCGCGCCGCCACCGCATCAGGCACCGCCCACGACGCGGCAAGCAGGGCGATCGACGCCCACACCAAGGCGGTCGACGCCTCGGCCAAGGCCGCGGCCGACGCCGCGAAGGCCACCGGTGGAGACCAGGCCGCGCAGGACGCGGCAGCGGAGTCCGCCCGGCAGGCGGCGCAGGTGCACGAGATCGGCACCAGGTGGCTGCTCGCGGTCGCCGACGCCGAGGGGCAGGCATCTGGCGGCGCGGAGCAGCTGGACGGGTCCGTCAAGGACGAGATCAACTCGATGAAGGACGCCAAGACGGCAGCCAGCGACCTCAAGGACGGCCTGGACGCGCTGAACGGCGTGCACATCGCCGCTTCGAAGGCCGCCGTCGATGTCCAGCAGAAGATCGCCGACCTCACCAAGGCACTGCACGACAACGGCAGGACTTTGGACATCACCACCGACGCCGGCCGCAAGAACGTCACGGCGATCGACGACATGGCGACTGCCGCGAACGCGCATGCCCAGGCCGTCGCGGAGGAATCCGGATCCATCCAGGCAGGGAACAAGGCGCTGGATGCCTCCCGCGCGGAGTTCGACGCCGTACTGAAAGCGGCCGGGTACACCACTGACCAGATCGACGCCTTCAACAAGACCCTGCTGGCCACGCCGAAGCTCGACCCGGTCACCCTCCAGGTCAAGGCTGACACCTCAGGCGCCGACGCATCGCTGTCTGCGCTAGAGGCCAAATATGGCGCTACCGGCCTGGTTTTCGGCGGCCACCACATCGGCTACTCCTACGCCACCGGCGGCCTGGTCACCGGCCCCGGCGGCCCGACGTCCGACTCGGTGCCGGTCAACGCCTCGGCGGGCGAGTACATCGTCAAGGCCTCCGCCGTCGCGCAGCCCGGTGTGCTGGCCGCGCTCGACACGCTGAACTTCGGCCACGGCACGGCCACCATGGTCAAGCCGATGCTCCCGATGCGCTCCCTGGGCGCGGGCGGCGGCGCGCATGGCGCCGGCCACGCCGGCGGCGGGTCGGTTCAGGTCGAGCTGGTGTCCTCCGGCGCCGAGGACTACTTCATGCGCTTCATGCGCCACGCCATCCGGCTGCGCGGCGGCAACGTCCAGGCGGTGCTCGGGTCATGACCTTCCCGCAGTCGGTCCTGGACACCCGCGTCGAGCTGCTGCTCGCCGGCACCTGGACCGACGTCACCAGCTATGTCTACGTCCGGGACCCGGTCCAGATCACGCGCGGACACCCCGACGAGGCCAACGGCATCAACCCGACCATCTGCAACCTGACGCTGGACAACCGCACCGGGCGTTTCTCCCCGCGCAACGCGGTCGGCGTCTACTACGGCCTGCTGACCCGCAACACGCAGATGCGGGTGTCCGTCCCCGAGGGCGGCACGTATCTGCGGATGGAGACGGACAGCGTCAGCTACGCGTCCTGCCCGGACGCGGCCGGTCTGCACGTCACCGGGGACATTGAGATCCAGGTCGACATGTGGCTGACGGATCGCGGCAACTCGATCGTGGCGTCGAAGTACGGAGCCGGTGGCAACTCCTGGAGCCTGAAGATTATCGACGACGGGACGCTGCGGTTCTTCTGGGTGAACGCCGGAAGTGCCGCGACTTCCGTGTTCTCGACTGTGCCGATGCCGGTAGGCCGCAGCGCCGTGAAGATCACGTTGTCGGTCGCCACGGGCACGGTCACGTTCTACACGGCGCCGACGATCGCGGGGCCGTGGACGCAACTTGGTGCCGCTGTCGTGACGGGCGCTACCTCGGTTATCTCATCGACGTCCCCGGTAGTGATCGGTGCGAACGCGAATCTGGCCGACAACGGCAGCTTCAACAACACCCCGTATAAGGGCGCCCTCGGCAAGATCTACGCGTTTAAGCTGCTCAACGGCATCGGCGGTACCGTCGTAGCCAGCCCGACGTTCACCGCCGTGGCCGCCGGAACCGCCAGCTTCGCCGATGCCCAGGCCAACGCGTGGACGCTGTCCGGCACCGCCGAGATCTCCGACCGGAAATACCGCGCCTACACCGAAGTCCCCGCCTGGCCGCCGCGCTGGGACCCGTCCGGCGCCGACGTGTACGCGCCGATCCAGGGCTCCGGACGGTGGCGGCGCCTCACCGCGGGCACACCGCCGACGTACTCGGCGGCCTACCGCGCCTACGTGCGCCTGACCGGCACCACTGCGCCGGTGGCGTACTGGCCGTGCGAGGACGGCGCCAACTCGACCACGCTGGCCTCGGGGCTGCCCGGCGGCTCGCCGATGTCCTTCGCCGGCGTCCCAAGCCTGGCCGCCGACTCGTCCTTCCTGTGTTCGCAGTCGCTGCCGACCCTCGGAACCAGCACCTGGACCGCGCCGGTCCCGGCCTACACCGCGCCGGCCGCCGCGGCGAACACGCTGCGGTTCCTGCTGAAGGTACCGTCCAGCTCGCCGCCGGCCGACGGCACGATCATCGCGAGCCTGTTCACCTACGGCACCGTGGCCCGGTGCGATCTGATCTACCGCAGCGGCGGCGGCTTGCAGCTCAAGGGCTACAGCACCCTCGGGACGACCCTGTTCGACACCGGCGCGATCGTCTTCAGCATCCTCGACCAGCAGCTACGCGCCTCGGTCGAGCTACAGACGTCCGGCGGCAACGTCCAGTACTCCATGGTCACGATCGTCCCCGGCGCGTCGAGCGGTCTGGCCACCTCCGGCACGGTCGCCGGGACGATCGGCAACGCGTACCAGGTCGCTATTGCCCCGGGCGGCGGTATGGGCTCGGCGGTCATCGGCCATGTGAGCGTCCAGCCCGCGTTCGATTCGCTGTTCAACCTGGGCTATGCGATCAACGCCTGGATCGGCGAGAAGGCGGGGGTCCGGTTCGCGCGGCTGTGCGCCGAGGAGGGCATCACCTCCCGCGTCTACGGCACGCCGGCCGACACCGTGGCGATGGGGGCGCAGGCGGCACAGGACGTACCGACGCTGCTCCAGCAGTGTGAGGACGCCGACAAGGGTCTGATTTACGAGCCCCGGCAGGCGTTCGGCCTGGCGTATCGCACCCGCGCCTCGATGTTCAACCAGGCCCCGGCGGTCTCGATGTCCTACGCCGCCGCACAGCTGGCGCCCCCGCTGGACCCCACCGACGATGACCGCCTCATCGCCAACGACGTGACCGTGACGCGCTCGTCCGGCGGGTCGTCGGCGCGTCAGTCCCTGACCAGCGGCGCCCTGTCCACGCAGGCGGCCCCGAACGGGGTCGGTCCCTATCCGGCGACCCCGACCGTGAACCTGGCCTCAGACGCGCAGCTACTCGACCAGGCCGGCTGGCTCGTATGGCTCGGCACCGTAAACGATCTGCGGTATCCGGTGCTGTCCGTGAACCTCGCAAGCCCCAAGGTCGCGGGCGTGTACTACCAGGTGCAGGACGTTGATATCGGCGACCGTGTCGCTGTCACCGGCACTCCCACCTGGCTGCCGCCGGACGGCATCAGTCAGATCGTCCTGGGCCAGAT